GTTGGAACACATGGATCAGTTCAAGCAATGGTTGGTGGAGAAAGTTTTGGTATTATCTTCATGGAAAGAGCTATTTACAGAGCTGACTATGTTGGTACACCATTAATTTTTACTTTTAATAAGATTGCAGACAATGTTGGTGCATTTGCTCCTCGATCTGTTGCATCTTTTGGTAATCAGATATTCTTTCTAGCACAAGATGGTTTTTATAAACTAACAGGTGGTCAGCAGCTTACACCGATTGGTAACGGTAAAGTTGATGAATTCTTTTTTAATGACATTACATCTAATCTTGAAGGTGTAACGTCAGCGATAGATCCTAACAATAGTATTGTTGTTTGGTCATATCGTGGTGATGGTGCAACTGGTACAGATTTTATAAATAACAAATTGTTAATTTATAATTATTCTACTGACAGATGGTCAACAGGATCAGGTCAGGATTTAACATTTGTGCAAAGTGCATCACAAGAAGCATTTAACACTTTAGAAAGTTTAGATGTTCTTGGTACACTAGACGGATTACCACGATCATTAGACTCGTTCTTTTATGATGAAGGAGTTATTGGTCTTGCAGGTTTTAATTCAGAAAAAAAGTTTGGTAAATTTTTAGGAGCTTCACTTTCGGCTACTGTTGATACAACAGAGTTTGAAGGTGTTGACGGCAGAAGAAGTACATTAGTTAATGCAATACCAATTGTTGATGCAAATGGAGAAGATACAACGATAACGGTAACTCCAATCCATAGACCATCACAAGCAAATGCTACAAGTACAGGAACAGCCGTAACACAAAATACTTCTGGTAATTGTCCACTTCGTACAACGGATCGTTACCACAGACTTCGTGTAAGTGTGAATGGTAACTTTACAAATATGCTCGGAGTTGACATAGAAGCTAGACCTGAAGGTAAACGATAATGTCCAATCAGTTTTTGAATGTGCCATTGTCAATGCCAGACAACTCGCAGCATTTACGATTAGTTAGTTCTACATTAAATAACGTAATGGATGGCAAACTAAACAGTACAGGAACAATTACACTTACTGCTAGTGCAACATCGACAACATTAACAGATGCCAGGATTGGTGGTGATAGTGTTATTGTGTTTATGCCAATTACAGCAAACGGTAAGACAGCAGAAAATAATTTATTTGTTTCTGCAAGAGCAAGTGGATCGGCTACATTAACACACGCAAGTTCAAGTAATACTGATCAAAACTTTGCGTACATTATTATTGGATGATTGTTAAAGTACCAAAGCAAGATGTGGATTTTGTTTGGAAGGATTGTAAACCATTCTTAGAAAAAGCTTTGGATGATACTTACAATCTTGAAGATATTTATAAAGGTATACAAAAAGATTTCTTTCAACTTTGGATAAGTTGGCAAGGCGGTGTGGAATGTGCTGTCATTACAGAAATGGCTGAGTATCCACAAAAAAAAATATTACGATACTTTCTCGCAGGAGGAAAAAATCTAGGTCATTGGTTGACCGACATACAAACGAAAATAGAAGATTTTGCAAAACGCAATGGCTGTGATGCTATTGAAGTAGCAGGTCGAAAAGGATGGATTAGAAAACTACATGGTTATAATCAACCAGTTTTTATTATTAGGAAAGATTTATGAGTAAAGGTAGTAACCCAACAAATGTAACAACAACAACTTCGGCAGAGCCAAGTGAATTTATTAGACCATACTTTCAACAAGCAATAGATTACGGTCAAGATTTATTTGAGTCGCAAACTCCACAGTTTTTTCCTGAAGCAACCTACACAGGTTTTGCTCCGCAGACAGAAACAGCATTACAATTAGCACAAGCAAGAGCTATACAAGGTAATCCGTTACTTGGATCAGCACAAGGTGAAGTAAATAAAATTTTACAAGGTGATTACTTATCTCCTACTTCAAATCCATTTTTACAAAATGTAGCAAATCAAGTAGCAGATAATGTAACAAGCCAAGTACAATCACAGTTTTCACGAGCAGGTCGTTTAGGATCAGGAGCTAATCAAGAAATATTAGCAAAACAATTAGCTGATGCACAAAATAGATTATTCTCAGATAACTTTGCAGCAGAAAGACAAAGACAGTTTGATGCCGTACAACTAGCTCCACAACTTGCAAGAGAGGATTATTCAGACATCGCACAACTTGGTCAAGTTGGTCAAGTGAGAGAAGATATGGAAATGGCAAAACTACAAGATGCTATTGCAAGATTTGATTTTGAACAACAAAGACCATTCTTAAAACTAAGAGAATATCTTGGTACTCTTGGTGCAAATGTTCCATCAACAACTGTACAAACACAACCTGTATTTAGAAACACAGGTGCAGGATTACTTGGTGGTGCATTACAAGGTGCAAGACTTGGTGGCATGATACCTGGTGTTAGCACAGGGTTTGGTGCAGCAGCAGGTGGACTACTTGGAGGATTCTTCTAATGCAAAATCCTTTTGTAAAAAATATTTTTGATAAACGAGGTACAAGTTTTTATGGAGGTAGATCTCCAAAAGACGATTTAGTTTACGGCTTTGATTCTTTCGGTGGTGGAAGAATGCCTACTAATACAAATACTCTTGGCAATGCTTTATTTCAAAATCGTGATGGTACGACAACTGTTATACCTGCAAGAAATAGATCATTTAGTGCATTAGATTATAATGTAGATCCAAGTACATTTAGTGCTATTTATAGATCACAACCTAATAGACCAATGCCACCTTCAGCAGGTTTTACTTCTCTTGGTCAACAAATGAATACACAAGGTTTGATGGGTGCAGCTAATGTGCAAAGATCACCATCAACATCAACGCAAACTGGAACAACTCCATCATCTTTAGGTCAAGGTCTTTTAAATTTTGCACAATCACCATACGGTGAAGGTTTTGCAACTGGTTTACTTAAAGCAGGAGGATATAGTCCAAGACCAATAAGTTTTGCCGAAGCTTTGGGTACAGCGATGGAGCAAGGTCAAAAAAGCAGAGCTGATGCACAAAAATTCGCATTTGAAAAAGAACAATTTGATTTTACAAAGACACAAAAAAATATAGAAAACTTATTAGCCGAAGCTCAAATTAGTGTTGATTTACAAAAAGTATTAAAACCAAAATTATCTAATGCTGCACTAAAATTATTAGACTTTGGTATAGATCCTAATTCTGAACAAGGTCGAGCATATCTAATGGCTGAATTAGAGTCTGGTAAAACGACAATTAATCTAAATGACAAACAAAATTTTAAGTTTAATGAAGGTTTTTATTTTAATACTTTAATTCCTCAATCTAATAAACTTCAAGAAAAAGTTACAGAGAATCAAGAATTAAAAAATGTTTACCAACAAATGAGAAATTTAATTGAAAGTGAAGTTGGAACAGGTGTTTTTGATCAAGCATTTTTAGGAGTTAAAAGATTTTTAAGGGATGCAGGTTTGCTTACAGAAAAACAAGCAGAAAGAGTTACACAACAAGAATTGTTTGAAAAGCTATCAAACTTTACTGTACCTAGAATGCGTGTACCAGGATCAGGTGCTACATCTGATTTTGAAGCAAATTTATTTAGAACAGCAACAGCTACATTAGGTGATGATGAAAATACAAACAGAAGAATAATTGCATCAAGATTAGCTGCATTAAATTTACAACAAGAATATGCAGATTTTTATGCTGAATTTACGTCAAGATTTGAAGCTGAAAGCGATAAAGCAGATTTCTCACAAAGAAAAATAAATGATGCTTTTAGATTGTATTTAGATCAAAACCCAGATGTATTAGCTAATCTTGTTGGTTTAGATACAAATAACATCATATCTAACGAAGATGATTTATCAGCTAAAATTAAAAATGGCACACTTAATGTTGGTGATATGATTTTTAGTAATGATGCAGATGATAATGCGTACAATACTTTTACAATCTTAAATGAAGAAATTATAAATAATTATAAGGAATAATATGTCAAACTATCTTGCTTCAGCACAAAAATTAAATACATCAAAAACTAATGCAAAATCTATCAAAGAAAATAGAGGATTTTTAAAAGATTATAACCCAGATCAAAATGCTTTTATACAAGCAATACTAAATGCTCCTTCTAGTGCAAGGCAATTGTTAAATGATATTATTACACCTATCCTATCGCCAATACAAACAGCTAAAGATTTAACAGCACTAGGATCAAGTGTTGTTAATTTGATTAGACCTGGTGAACAAGGTAATGAAGAATTAGCAAAACAAGTTGGTGAATTTTTTAAAGAACGATATGGTGGACTAGAAAATATAAAACAAACTTTTGCTACTGATCCTATGGGATTATTAAGTGATGTATCTATACTTTTAACAGGTGGTGCAACTTTAGCTCCAAAAGCATCAGCAACGGCAAGTGTTTTATCAAAAGCTAGTAAGATCGCATCACCAATTGAAACAGCAGGTGGATTAGGCATAAGTAAAGCTGCACAAGGCACAGGTGAAGTTGTTAAATCTGTTTCAGGTGTTCTTACAGGAACAGGTAAAGGTGCTTTAGATACAGCAATACAAACAGGTAAAAATTACGGTGCAACTCCAGGTGGTGTTTTTGCAACACAACAAGCAAAACAAAAACAAAAAGATTTTATAGATGCTTTAAAAGGAAATATATCAGCAGAAAAAATTGCAACTGATTTAGAAAAATCTGTAAATGATTTAAAGAAAAGCACAAAAATTGATTATCAAAATAAATTAAACAAATTAGATTTACAAAATGTAAAAATAGATCCAAATAAAATTTTATCTGAGGTAAATGACTATCTTAAAAAAGAAGCAACAAGTGGTGGCACTACGAGATTTGGTGCAGACACAAATAATTTAATTAAAAATATACAAAAAGAATTAACAGAAATTGTTAAAAATCCTGCAAAACATACGGCAGCAGATTTACACGCAATCAAATTTAAGATTGATGATATGTTACCTAAAGATGCATCAAAACAATCTTTTAGAGTTAACATAGAAATTACAGACATATTTGATAATAATTTAAAAGCTGTATCACCTGGTTATGAAGCTATGAATAAAGCATACTCCACAGCAAAAAAATTAGAAAAAAAATTAATAGATGAATTAGGTGTTGGTAACAAGAGAGCTGCTACCAAAACAATAAATCAATTGTTATCAGTATTAAAAGATCAAAATTTGACAAATTATGGATCAAGATTAGAAACTTTAAAAACTTTAGATAATATTACAGAAAGTAACATTTTTGAAAAACTATCAGGTACACAATTATCAAATGTAGTACCATCAGGTCTTGTAGGTAGAGGTGT